TGGATAGAAAGATATCTTCTGCTACTGCTGATAAATCAGATTTCAATATCTTTGACTATTATCAAAATCGAGTCGGTCTATTAGATGGTTTCCAACTTCAACAGATTGAAGCCTATCAAGCTATTGATGGATTAGAGCCAGATTTAATCAAGATAGCTATTGATAAAGCAGCCGATAATTCTAAACGCTCTTTTGGCTATGTTAACTCTATCTTGAAGTCTTGGGCACAGAATGGAATTAAAACCGTAGCCCAACAGCGAGAGGAACAGAATAGTTTCCAATCCAATAAACCAAATAGCGATAAACCAAAATTTGGTCCAGCTTGTAGCAAATACTAGAGGTGATGCTTATGAGTTTAGAAAGCACAGCTAAGCAAATGCGAAGGCAGTATATGACGGTTAGCGATAAATATTGCGAGAAACATAAACGGCATTATATAACCATTCACATCCCAAGCTCAACCCCTTACACTGCATGCGAGCTATGCCATCGTGAGGAACAAGAACGCTTAAACGCTGTTAAAGCACAAGAGCAGTACGAACGAGAGCAAGAGCAGAAACGCTTGTACTTTCTCAAAGATTTCAGCTTACTGGATGATGATTTGAAAAACGCTAGTTTTGACAATTACAAGGCATCGACCAGAGAGCAGAAAGAAGACTTGAAAAATGTCAGAAATCAACTTAAAGGCTATCTTGACGGTCAAGACTACAACATTGTTTTGATTGGCGATACTGGAGTGGGCAAAAGCCACCTAGCATATTCAGCACTTAAAGCCTTGTCTGATCACACGAAAAAGATGGGGCTATTCATCAACGTGGTTGATCTGTTAGCCAAAATCAAAGAGGACTTCAGTCTTGAAGCTGAGTATATCAGACGGATTTCGGAAGCTGAATGGCTTGTACTCGATGACGTGGGCACTGAAAAAGTGACAGAGTGGTCTAATGGTATCTTGTACAGTATTTTGAACAAACGTACCAAAACGATCATTACAACCAACCTGAGCCCAAAAGACATCATGGCAATTTATGGTAAACGTGTTTATTCACGGGTTTTCAAAAAGACAGGACTTGGAACAACGAATGAGCATGTATACCAATTCAAAACACAACAAGACAAGAGGATGATGCTTTGACAGAAACAGAAGTAAAACTAAAGCTCTTTGAAGACTACGAGCGTATTCATGGCCTTGTATTCTCGAAAGAGCATAAACAAAAAATGATGGGCGAGCTAGACTTATACTCATTCATCAGCAAAATCAACGAATATATGTATTTCGCTAAGAATTCAACGCAGATTTTTAGCACACACTAGGGAAGGGAGAAAGAAAAAAATGAGTTACCTACCAGAAGAACGAGAAACAGTCGTTCGCTATGACGAATTGGAAAAGTGTTGGTATTTTGAAACAAGTGTACGTAGACACATTACCAAGATTGAAAAGCGACTTGAACTCTACGAAATCATTTCAGAGGAATTAGACGAGAAAGGTCGCAGAATGTACATTCATGCAAAATTGAAAGAGGGAACGGTTAGCCCATTCGCCAGACCTCCAAGAAAGAATCAGCCACAAAATCATTTTTTTAGGGCGAAAAAGCCACAAGAAAGCACTTCTGAGGAAGAGTAGTATAGCTCTAGGGTAAATATACCTTGGACGAAAACAAGAGTTCAAAAACACGCAAGAAAACACTTTTACAAAAAATGGAAGAGAGAACAACATGACAAATCAACTTGCACACAAAGATTTTTTTAACACACCAGCAGTAAAACAGAAATTCCAAGAGGTGTTGAATGGCAACGAACGACAATTTACGGCCAGTCTATTGTCAATCGTGAATAACAACAATCTACTAGCAAGAGCTAGCAATACCTCAATCATGACGGCAGCGATGAAAGCGGCAGTCCTTAACTTACCGATTGAGCCAAGTTTGGGTTTTGCGTATATCGTGCCATACAAACAAGATGCACAATTTCAACTTGGTTATAAAGGACTTATCCAGCTAGCTATCCGCTCCGGTCAGTTTAAGGCTATTAATTCCGGCAAGGTTTATAAAGCACAGTTTAAGTCGTATGACCCACTATTTGAGACGCTTGATATCGACTTCACTCAACCGGAAGACGAAGTGTATGGCTATTTTGCAACCTTCGAACTTGTAAACGGCTTTAAAAAGTTGACATTCTGGACGAAGGAACAAGCAGAATCGCACGGGAAACGTTTCTCAAAAACTTATGCAAGAGGCCCTTGGTCTACAGACTTCGATGCAATGGCACAAAAAACCGTGCTTAAAAGTATTTTGAGTAAATACGCCCCACTATCAACAGAAATGCAAGAGGGCATTATCTCAGACAATCAAGCCGAGGATGTAAAATCTGACCCTATCGATGTTACGCCAAAAAATGAAGATACTCAGGAACTTTTAGGCGACCTAATGAGTGATGAAACTGAAACAGATAAAAATGTAGATGCCGAAACTGGGGAAATCATCGAAGAAGTTAGTCTGTTTGAGGGCAATTCAACCAAAGTTAAAGAGGTAGAAAATGGATGATTTAGTGATTCTGACAGAGGAAAACTACTATTCTGACAAAACCTATATGTCCGTTAGTCGGTTTAAGGAATACATGAAGTGTGAAGCTAGAGCCAAAGCTATCGATGACGGTATTTGGGAAGATGAACGAGACCAAAAACCACTACTTTTCGGAAATTATGTCCATAGCTACTTCGAGAGTGAAGAAGCTCACGAGAAATTCAAGACCGAAAATAAAAAAGCTCTATTTTCTAGTCGTAAGCCTTATGGCTTGTTAACAGATTTCAAACTAGCTAAAAAAGTCATCGAAACACTTAAAAATGACACGCTTTTCAATAATCTGTATCACGGTAAAAAAGACGATAAAGTCGAAAAAGAAAAGATCGTGACTGGTTTTATCGGTGGAGTGCCATTCAAAGGCAAACTAGATAGCATCAATTTTTCAAAAGGTTATATCGTAGATTTAAAAACCATGAAATCTATCTGGACTAAGGAATGGTCAGAGGAATTGCGTGCCAAAGTACCAACAGCCGTCAATAACATTCTAGGATTTCAGTATCATGTCCAACTAGGAACATATTTAGAGTTGTTACGTCAAATGGATTTTCCAACGTTTAAACCTTTCATTGTCGCAGTATCGAAGGAGAAACAGCCAGACAAAGAGATTATCGAACTGACGGAAGAATGGCTAGAAGATGGGCTTAACTACATCACTAAGCACGCCCCTAGAGTGTATCAAGTGGCGCTTGGGAACGAAGAACCTAAAGCGTGCGGACATTGTGATTATTGCAAATCCAAAAAGAAACTACATGAGGTTTTAACACTGGATGACTTTTTAAACACTTGAAAGGAGAACTAAAAACATGATGAATTCAGTCTGTCTTGTTGGTCGCCTAACCCGTGACCCCGAACTTAAATATACAGGTAACAATGTCGCAGTAGCGTCTTTCAGCCTAGCTGTTAACCGTAACTTCAAGGACGCTAACGGCGAGCGTGAAACAGACTTTATCAACTGCGTTATCTGGCGTCAGCAAGCTGAGAATTTGGCTAACTGGGCTAAAAAAGGCGCATTGATTGGAATTACTGGACGCATTCAGACCCGTAGTTATGAGAACCAGCAAGGTCAAAGAGTCTATGTGACTGAGGTGGTTGCTGAGAACTTTCAAATGTTAGAAAGCCGTGCAGCGCGTGAAGGTAGCAATGCTAACGGTGGTTATAATCAATCTCAACAGCAAGCGCCAAGTTATTCAAAAAATAACGGCAATCCGTTTGGTAATTCAAACCCTATGGATATCCAAGATTCAGATCTACCCTTCTGATTTGGTGAAAACATGAAAATGATTTTAAACATTGAGCCTAAACCTCAAACAAGGCCACGATTCAGCAAATTCGGAACTTACGAAGACCCTAAAATGAAGGCATGGCGTCGTCAATGTTCGCAACTTATCGAGCAAGAATATGACGGACAATTCTACGACGGTCCTATTTCAGTCGATGTCGTATTTTACATGAAAGCCCCGCTTAATGTATCAAAAATGCCCACGCCAAAGGCTAGAGCCAAAACGTGGGATATATTCAAGAAATTCATGGCTGAAATGCTTTGGCATGCGAAAACTCCAGACGTTGATAATCTTGTCAAATCGCTCTTTGATAGTATCTCAAAAGCTGGTTATAACAAGGCCGATAAGAAAGGGATTGTTTGGACGGATGACAGTATTGTGTGCGAGTTGAGAGCTCGCAAGAAGTACAGTCCTAATCCACGCATTGAATTTGAAATTAAGGAGTTGGAATGAATAGCAAATACAAGGACAAGCTAGTCGGTGTATATGCTCCAGGGAGTTATGACCACACAAGCGTATTAGGTCAAACACAAGAGCTTTCGAAGTGGTTCTGGGCTAATCACGAAGACATGGAATACATCAGCGCCAAACTAGGAATCAACGCAAAGAAACTCAACCGCATTCTAACGCTGGAGCAATTACCGGATGAAGAACTCTTAAGAAAGATGGTAGAACTATGCGAAAAGTGAAGATATTTAGCGACAGTGATACAGATAATGGTTTGGACGAAAGAATAAACGAGTGGATTGAAGAAAATGGTGTTGAATTACTGGACGTCAGAGTTACTTATGACGCAAATAAGGAATACGGCTTCATGGTAGCTACTGCCACGGTGATCTACATAGATAAAAGCGAGGGTTGAATTATGACAAATATTAGACTGCAAAATCCATACATGGATGAAACTATCAAGGTAAAAGAAGATTGTAAACGTATTTCTGACATGTTGGGATGGATAGAACGAGGTAACATGCAATTCCTTCAATTACATCAAATTGAACCAGAAGATAGGATGATTACTATCAGCCCTAAGAATTTCGCAAAGATTGATTACTATGAGGCGGAGGAATGACATGAAATATAAAGTTATCGTGTATTACGACAATATGCCAGACAGTGAGCATATCTTTAATAACAAGAAAGACGCTATCAACGAACTACATCGTTTACGAGGTGTTAAGTATCACAATTCTAGGATGTATACAGTGGAGATGGTGGAATGTGATGAATGAGTTAGATTACGTAAAAAGCATGTTTGATAAATACATTTCTGAGTGTGAAAATCTTTCTAAAGAACCACCGAACGGGTGGACGGAATCGGCAGCTAATAAATCAAAAATCAAACGTCTGGGAATTGAACTTAGGCAAGAGATGATTGACTTGGAACGAAAATATTATGTGTGAGGTGGAAGCATGAACAAATTAAGTAAAATGGCAATTATTGCTGTAAGTGGTTTATTATTTTTAACTGGTTGCTCAGAGGCAAATAGAGTATCTGAAAATTTATCTCAAGAATCGGATAACTTTAATGTTGTTCGAAAAGTAACGGTGATTGATGCTATTACAAACGACGTAATGTTCCAAATGAGCGGTAGGATGTCCATCAAGGCTGATACTCATGATAAACAACTTGAAATTGTTGTAGAAAATGGTAAGAACAAATATCAAAAACATATTATCGGTTTGTCAGATAATGTCTCTTATGTAGTAGAAGATGTTGAAGTACCGAATGTTTCAAAATACAAATATGAGATCAATTACAACCCTAAAATGTGGGTGCCTGTAAAACTTAAAAATGTCGATTAAGGGAGTAAGTAGAATGACTAGAAATGAAGCAGTACAGAAACTAGCAACAGCAGGGCGCCTTTCAATAGCCCACGCTGAGGATCTATATGATTCGTTCTTCCCTAAACCAGTGGTGCCGCAATGCGTGGCGGACTGGATTGAGTATTGCAAATTTACTAATGTTAATCTGGTTCGGGCTTTATTTATTAGTGATATAGATTTTTACAATTATGGAAGTCAAGAAGATTGTTCAAAACTAAAAGAATTTCTAGGAACAGAGACAAACCAAGAAATTTTCGCTAGAGCATGGCTTGATGGCTACGAGGTCGAGAGCGAGCCTAGATATACAGTTGAGTTTAAAGGGATTGACGACAATTACAAGTTTTTGAACTATGGTACATCTTTTAAAGACTGGACTTTTGATGATGGTGAAGGCGCGAAGGGGGTAAGAATAGCCCACACCCGCAAAGAACTAGAAGATGCTGATTTTGGCTGGGTGTTTGATTGCCCGGGCGTGGAAGTGAAAGAGGTGGAATAGGTGGATTTATTAGAGTTAAAAAAAGCGGAAGAAATTAGACAACAGATTGAAGAATTGGAAAAATTTATCAACTACAAACTGTCACCTCTTGACAAAGTTTTTATTATAAAACAAGAACCAACATTCAAGATGGCAATTAAAACGAGATTCTTTTTATTTGAAAAAAACATTAAAAATAGCGCAAAAAACTCTTCTTGTGCTATACTGTAATTGAGATTTTTTAAATTTTTGGT